ATTTAATGCTAGTATTTCCTCTGAATTGAAGAAGAATAATTTGATTAATATTAAAATGGGGAATAGGGTAATTACTGATTTTCACCAATTTTCGGTGGATACTAAATCTACAATAGCAGAAGAAACTGAGTTATTGACTATGGATTTACATCCTGGTTATTTTGCTCATATGAAATTTGCGGAATTATTGGATGGTTACATAAAAGAGAAATACGATACTTTTTGATATTTATTAGAGATATGAATAGTTTAACTCAATTTTTAGTGGACGGGATTCTTTTGGAAGGGATAGAGAAGACCATAGTGGTATATTCCGGAAGATTTCAACCTTTTCATAAGGGACACTTTGCAACCTATGAGAATCTTATAAAGAAATTTGGTAAGGATAGTGTGTACGTTGCAACATCTAATAAAACTGATAATCAAAAATCTCCATTTAATTTTAGGGAGAAAAAGATGATTATGCAGAAGATGTTTGGTATTCCTTCTAATAAAATAGTAGAGGTTAGAAACCCATATGCACCGATGGAAGTATTGGCTAATTATCCGGAAGAAACAACTGGGTTTATTACAGTAGTTGGTGAAAAGGATGAAATGAGATTAAGTGGTAAGTACTTTACTCCATATAAGGGTAAGGTAGAAATGGGATATAGAGATAAAGGTTATGTGTATGCATCACCTTCTCAATCAAACCCAATTAGTGGAACTGAAGTTAGAAATTGGTTAAAGGCTGGAGATGAGCAATCTAAAAAAGATTTCCTAAAAGCATATCCTAAATTTGATGAGAGTATATTCAAATTAATAACACTTAAGTTATCTAAATTATCAGAAGAGGTTATATCGGAGATAGCTGGAACAGGTGGAATTGAATCAGATGGTGAACCGGATTCAGGATATACTCCCGATGGTATTTTAAGAATTATAGATAGAGGTAAGCCTGAGCCTTGGTTAAAGCAATTAGGAATGAAGCAAATCGACAAACCTAGAGCTGATGCAATGAGGGGTAAGGGTAAGAGTAAAGATACCGAATCTCAATTCAGAAAATTATACTATAAGGTTCAAAATATAAAAGGAACTGATTTAAACCCTGCAACCCAGCCTCATAAAGTTGAAGATTGGGAAGAAGTGGATGCGGGGAAGAAAGTTAAAAAGATAAAAAGATTTTGGGAAGGTAAAGTTGAATATACAGATGATGATGCTGATAATAATATTAGACATCCTAGAGAAGTTCCACATCCATCTGGATTAGGAGTTGATGATTTAAAAGTTCCCAATCCTTATCTTAGGCAACCTAAAACACCAAACACTCCCAATGGAAGCGTAATGGGAGGTATAACTAAACCAACTGAAAAGGATTCCAATATAGGAATGGCACAGAGAGATTTGGCTAAAAAATGGGCTTCAATTCACGCAACAATTAAAGGGCCAGTTAAACCATTTAGAGAGGATACAATTCCAGGTGGATTAGCAAAAGGAATGACACTTAATGATATTGCAAAAAAACATAATGTAAGTGTTGATACTATTGTAAAAGACCTTAAGAAAGGAATGAAAGTTGAGATGGAACACACTACTGATGTTAATGTAGCAAAGGAAATAGCGTTTGACCATTTGTATGAAGACCCAAAATACTATGATAAACTTTCAACGATAGAGAATATAACCGAAGGGCCTACAAAAGGATTATATGGTGGAACTATTAAAATTGGAGGAACACCTGTAAAGATAGAAGTAGAGTTATTCGGAGCAGATAATCAAACAAAGGAATTCATTACAAAGGTAATTCATATAGATAAACAATATCAGAGTAAATTACCAATAGGTTCTACGTTTAAAATCCCTGCAAGAATATTCAGAACTCCAGGAGGTGGATGGTATAAGATTAAGAATAAAGCATTTGAAATGGCGAAAGCTGATATGGATGCGGTTGAAAAATATGCAGATTCTCAAATGAGTCCAGAGGATGTAGAGTTAGGAAAAGAAACCGACCATTTCTTTCAAAGGTTAAACGACCCTAGAAACGGTAAGGAAATATCTCCGGCGGAATTAACTGGATTCTTCAAAAGATTAGCAAAGAACAAAAAGAAATTCCTAGAGTTCTTAAAACAATATAGAGAATTTGTAGTAACGGATAATCGTTCTAAAATCAATATAGCTTTCTTAAAAGTGGCTAATAGATTGATTGCTAAGACGGTAATGAGAAAAGCGGATTTCAAATCGGCAACTCCTGTATTCACTACTGAATCCCTAATAATGGAAGGTGGTGCATACGGACATATGAATCATCCATTTGATGTACAGATGAATCTTACATTTGCTGATTTAAAGAATATAGTTAAACAAGCATTAAATGGTAAGTTGGAATTAGCTAGAGAGAAGACAGATGGGCAGGCGTTGGCTATTAGTTGGGTAAACGGAAGATTGGTAGCAGCAAGAAACAAATCACATTTAAAGAGTAAGGGTAAAGATGCAATGGGAGTTCAGGATGTAATCAGTAAGTTTGCTGGTAGAGGTTCTGTATCAGATGCGTTTACGTTTGCAATTAAAGATTTAGAATCAGCGGTAAGAGGATTATCTGATACTGACAAGAAAAGTATATTCAAAGATGGTAAATGTTTTATGAATTGTGAAATCATTTATCCAGAGAATACAAACGTAGTTCCATACGGTACATCATTATTAGTATTTCATGGAACAATGGAATATAACGAAAGTGGTGATGCAGTAGGAGAAAATCCTGCAGCAGGTGCTAAGTTGGCGGCAATGGTTAAAAAGATAAACGCAGATGTTCAATCTAAGTTTACTATACAAGGGCCTCCGATTCAAAAACTGCCTGTTAATAAAGATTTAAAAGCTAAACAATCGGTTTATCTAGCAATGATAACTAAACTTCAGGGTGAGTTTGGATTAACCGATAAGAATGGTGTAGCAGATTATCATCAGGCTTGGTGGAGACAATTTGTAGATAAAAATGCACCTTCATTAGATGAACAACAGAAAATAGGATTAGTTAAGAGATGGGCGTTTGGAGATAAGAGTTTCCGTTTAGCTGATATCAAAGATACTAAATTAAAAGCGTGGGCAGACCAAACTGATAAGAAAGACCAGGCTAAAATAACAAAGGATAATCTTCTTAAGTTTGAAGAGATATTCTTAGGAGTTGGTGCAGATGTTCTTTCATTTATGACATCAGTATTAACTGCAAATCCGGAAGCGGCTAAACAAGAAATGGTGGGTAGACTAGAAACTGCTATATCATCTATTAGAGCAACCGGCGATGCGAAAAACTTAGCTAAATTAGAAATAGAATTGACTAGATTAAATGCTTTAGGTGGGTTTGATAAGATTGTTCCAAATGAAGGTATTGTATTCTCTTATAAGGGAGCAACATATAAATTAACAGGAGCATTTGCACCATTGAATCAAATTTTAGGAATATTCACATTTAGTAGATAATGGAATTATACACTTCAAAAATAAAGTTTGATTCGGAGTTATTATTAAAAGAAATAAAAGCTGAGTATGATACCAGCTCAATTTCTATTGAAACACCAAATGTTTCAATGCATAATTTAGATAAGATATATCAACTTCCTAAATTAAAAACATTCAACGAATTAGTACTTCCTGCATTTGAAGGAATGGAAATTGATAATATATTTTTATTTTTTACACATTCATCTGGAAAGTTGAATTGGCACAAAGATGGTGGGCATGAATATAGAAGATTTGTACTCCCTATTATCTCAAATGATAGATGTATAAATTGGTTCAAAATAGATGATGTAGAGTATAGTACTAAATTTGAAGATGGTAGAATACATTGGTTTGATTCACAAAGGATAGAACACAATGTGATTAACACCGGAGATACTATTAGAGTTGCCTATCTATTGGATATGAAATGGGAAGCGGGTTCTATGAAAAATGTTTTGGAAAATAACTTTGATAGACATAATCTATTTGTTTAATTCTAATATTTATTACTATATTATTCCCTAATGAGCAAACCAGTAACAGAGTGTATTATCGTATCTAAGGAGGTTAATGATAAATTTATCTTAGCAAAAAATAGAGATAGAGCATATAAACCTAAATTAGAAATAGTTCACACCATTATAGATGGAGTGGAAGTTGCATATCTACATGATATAATCACCGATTGGAGTGAAGGCATGAATGCAAATGGTATAGGTGTTATCAATTCTGCTTTATTAGTTGGACACGATGAAGCTGAAAAGAAATTGGTTAAGAAGATTGGTAAACCTGGTCCGGATGGTGATAAGATGAGAAACATTATAAAACAACCTACTCTTAAGGCCGCAATCAAAGCAGCACTTACATATAAGGGTAAAAGTTCATTATCTTTAAAAGGTCATACATTTGTATCATCTCCTAAACATATGGTTAGTATCGAAACTACATCAAAGCATATGCCTGATGTAAAACTACAAAATACTGAAAGTCCTGTAGTTAGAACTAATCATGGACACGTATTTACAGACGCAGGATATACAGATGGGATTAAATACCTATCATCTAAAATGAGAAAAGCAACCGCTGAAAAATCAATAGATAAGGTAAATGATTGGACGGAGATAGCTGCGGCAATGAGAAAAGAATTTTTTAAAACGGATTCACAATTAAATATGAGAAGACAAAGCGATGAAATGTGGACATCTTCTCAAACGGTGATGAATCTTACTGATAGAATATTACAAATAAATTACTTTGAAAGTAAAGTAGAATCATTTGAAGGAGTTAAAGTTAACCTACCAGATGGTTATACTCCTAAGATTAAGATTGAGGTTGTAAAATTACCTTAATCTTATTTTCCATAATATATATAGATATACAAAAATAGGTTATATGGCTAAAGAATTTAGAAAAGATTTAATGCATAAAACCCGCCGCGAATTGGTGGATTTTGTGTTTAGAGGGGAAGACCCTAGTAAAGCGTTTGGTTATGAAAAATCCAATCCACACACTAAAAGGGAAATTGGAGAAGTATGGGAAGACGATGTTTATCGTTATGAACAGAAAGAAGGGTTTGTTTTAAAAACAGGAAAGAACCACGAAGCATTTCAATCAGCAAGAGAATTTTTAAGAGAACAGGATAATTGCAAAAATCCAGATTGTTCTAAAGAAAAGTATGGGCCAAACGATATGTTTTTAATTAAGCAATCGGGTCTATGTATTGATTGTAATATAGAAATAGATGCCGAAGCGACCAAACTAGGAGTATTTGAAGAGTATAAGAACTATAGAGTATTTAGTAGAGCAATTGCTAAAGCAAAGGAAGCTAAGGAACAGATACAAAGTGGTATAAAAGAACTTAAACCTCATTATGAATATATCTTAGAAAATGGAAAAACTGAAGTATGGCATTTACCAAAACCAATAGATGAAATGAAAGCTGATATGGAATTAGAAATTACTAATATTGATAGAGGATTGTTAGAATTAGAAGAAGATATAGTTATATATGATACTAAATTGAGGGAACTCGACAATCCTATCATAAACAGAATATTTTAATGGAGGATAAAAAATTATCTTTAAAAGATGTAATCAGACAAGAGTATGTTAAATGTGCGGCAGACCCCGTATATTTCATGCGTAAATATTGTAAGATTCAACATCCTACAAAAGGTAAATTAAGGTTTGAGTTGTTTCCATATCAGGAAAAAACTTTATTACAATTTAAAGACCATCGATATAATTTAGTTCTAAAATCCCGTCAAACGGGTATTTCCACATTAACCGCTGGTTATTCTTTGTGGAAGATGATATTCAATCAAGATTACAACGTACTTGTTATTGCGATTAAGCAGGAGGTTGCTAAGAACTTAGTAACAAAGGTAAGGGTTATGTATGATAACTTACCGAGTTGGTTAAAGGTAGCAACTCAAGAGGATAACAAACTTTCATTACGATTAGTAAATGGTTCACAAGTAAAGGCTATTCCATCCTCACCTGATGCAGGTCGTTCGGAAGCCCTATCACTATTAGTTGTTGATGAGGCGGCTTTCGTACCAGATATCAATGAGATTTGGGCATCGGCAACTCCAGCCCTATCAACGGGTGGTAGTTGTATAGCACTTTCTACACCAAATGGTGTTGGTAATTGGTTTCACAAACAATGGGTAGGTTCAGAGGAAGGGACAAATGAGTTCAACCCAATCTATCTACATTGGTCACTTCATCCTGAGAGAGACCAGAGATGGAGAGATGAGCAAACAAAAGTATTGGGAGAGAAATTGGCGGCGCAAGAGTGTGATTGTGACTTTATATCTTCCGGTGATACGGTAATATCTCCTGAAATCCTAATGTGGTATAAGGAAACATTTGTTAAAGACCCGGTTGAAAAAGGTGGATGGGATGGAAACTATTGGAAATGGGAATATCCTGATTACAATAAATCCTATATGGTTGTAGCCGATGTTGCCAGAGGTGATGCAACCGACTACTCAGCTTTCCACGTTATGGATGTGGTTAATAATGTTCAGGTTGCAGAATACAGAGGTAAGATAGATACAAAGGAATTTGGTAACTTCTTAGTTTCGGTGTCAACTGATTATAATAATGCACTATTAGTTGTAGAGAATGCAAATATTGGATGGGCGGCACTACAACAAATAATAGATAGGGGATATAACAATCTATATTATCAAACATCGGATTACACATATATCGATGTAGAAAAACAATATACTAACAGACACGGAGCAGAGGATAGAAGACAGGTAGCAGGATTCACAACATCGGCGAAAACTCGTCCCCTTATGATATCTAAACTGGATGAATACTTTAGAGAAAAATCGGTAGTAATCCAATCGATGAGAACAATTGATGAGTTATTTACTTTTATATGGTTCACAAACAGAGCGGAAGCTATGAGAGGGTATAATGATGATTTAACAATGTGTTTAGCGATTGGGTTATGGGTGAGGGATACCGCACTACGTTTAAGACAAGAAAGAATAGATTTAGCTAAACAAGGATTAAACTCATTTGCATCCACAGGAAACGAAATGGGGGTATATAATCATCAAACTTTTAAACAAAATCCGTATGAAATGGATTTCGGTGGTGAAAAAGAAGATATAAGATGGTTACTTTGATATTTATAAT